CCTGAATCAGCCCCCGCTGCCGATCCACGCGGAGGGCCAAGCCCGTACTGGAGGTGTATTCCACGAGCCGCTGGCCAGGGCCGTCCATGGTGACATCCTGCTCCTGGCCATGGCCCGTATCTTCCCGCAGGAGCGGCGGCATCTCGTCCGGGTCGGCGTCCGGGTGAACCTTCTTCCAGGCCGCTCGAATCCGGGCTTTGACCGTTGGCAAGTCCTCTGGGGGAATTTCGACCCGGTTCCCGCGGAACCCGCCGGGACCAAGGGCCGCAATCGCCATCCCCACCTGCCGCGGCGTCTCTTTGCTTTGGAGTGTTTCCCAGAGACGCAGCTTCCAGGTGGAAGGCTTGTCCGGATCCGGCACATAGGCGTAGGCCTCCGCCGGAAACTCCATCCCGTCTTCGGTCTTGGTCTTCCGTTCCGCTGCCATGGCTCATCCGTGCCAACAAAAAAGGCCCGCGCAATGCCTGAGCATCACGCGGGCCCAGTTGTTCTGGTACCCAATTCTGTTTTCAATATACCAGCTCGTCTCGGCTTGTCAAGTGTCTGGCGATAGACTCGCCGTGTTTCATGTTTGTGTCATCCGGTCATGGTAATCGCGTTGCTCATTGTCGTGGCGTCGATGACGTCTTTCGGTCTTCGTGGTCGGGACAACGGGCTTCCCATCCAGTTCTGGCCTTCCGGGGGCGACAACCGCGGGCCTCCAAAGCCAACAGGATTCGATCAGGATTCGATCAATCGGTGTCATGGCTTGTCCTTTTGCTTGCTTTTCGCCCGCAAGTGACGCTCCACCGCGTGCCAGTCGAATCTGGCACAACGGGCCGACAGTCGAACCGGTTGGGGCAGCCGCCCCGATGAGACAAGCCGCCAAACACTTCGGATAGAGATTTGAAGTCGTTTCGCCAACTCTTTTGGGGAAATGTACTCGGCCATACATTACCTTTTTTCTCGGTTTGCCGCTCCACGGGCTTCCCGCGGGCCTTAAGTCGCTTGGCCTGATGGGCTGAAATCCGTTTGCCGCTGTAAACCCATCGGTGAGTTTACCCCTCGGCGCCCGGGCGCTCAAGGGTTAATCCCTCTTGCTGCACAAAGACTTCGACGAAACGTGGTATATCATCTAAACGCAGAATCAACAACCAGTCACGCCGATTCCGCCGCCAGAGGACGGCCGGCACATTGCCGTTGCTGTCGTTGGCCGCCTGTTCGATGGCCTCATAAGGGTTGAGACGCTCCTGCCGTTTGACCTCAAAGTGAATTGGCCAATCAGTAATCAGGTCGGCCGTACACCCCCGCCCACAATATTGGACGGCCCGCCGAGCCTTGATACCTAACGTTTTGAGCGCCTCGGCGGCCTCCAACTCCCCCCGTTTCCCCTTGCGCCGGCTGTTGGTCATGATTACCCACTCCCTTCACGCATCAAAGCTTCTGTCTCATCACGCGTTGCGACAATCCGCTCGACAACGATAATGCAATCGTCTTCGGGTCATACTCGCCAATCTCTGACAAGTCCACTTGATCACTACCACCTTTGGGGGTAGTATCATTCTCGGGTTCGCTAGTCGGTGGTTGTGGTGTAGTTTCATCACCAACATCACCATCACCATAACTTCGTAAAACGGCCTTTTCGTGAAGTTTTGGTGATGGTGATGCGCTCTCCATAACTCTAAATACCGTTTTTGGCCTACCCACCCTTTGGGAAGAAGTAATCGTTTCCCACGCCCCGAAACCCTTATCGACAAGGGCTTGCAGGGCCGTTTCGGCGTCTTCCGGTTTACCCCGGAATCGCCAGATTCCATGCGTCACGTCCCGAACCGTGACCACCCCTCCACGTCGGATAATCCAGTCCAGAAGGGCCGTGTACAGGCAGGATCACAGCCCATGGCTTTCGCTGCCGCTGAGACGTAATCCCCGAACGCCTCCGGTAGTGCTTTCACCAGATAAGGCTTCCACGTCATGGGTGGTTCTTGTTTTTCAAGTTCGTTCCGTCAGACCTTATCCCGCCCGTCCAGTCGCCGATGGAGGAGGCGGATCACACCGGCCTCGAAGGTCAGCTCCACCCCCAGGACGCCCCAGAACTTCGACCGCTCGGCCTCCCGGCAAAGCTCGTCCAACCGCTCGTGGGCCAGAAGAATCATCCGCCGATTCGGATCGTCCGCTGGGCGAACATCATCCTCTGTCTTGACCGCCGTCACGTCACGTTTCGCCATCCGTTGCCACCTCGTTCCTCACCTCGATTGACTATCCCCAAATCACCCCAGGAGGGCCATCCTCATGATCCTCGGGACGCACTTCACAATCGATAAGCTCGACCACCCGCCCACCGAGAAGCTCGGCGACCCTCCGGGCCGTCTGCGCCACTTCGTCCCTGACAAACCCACCGGCGACACCCGCAAGCGCCTTCCGTGTCGCTTCGCGGAGCTCTGAAGCAAACAGCGGATCGTCGCAGATCCAACACTCATCCCAGTTAAAGACTTTACGAACCCTCATCAACGATGGGTCGAGCGTCGCCCGTCGCCCGTTCACCTCAATCGTGGCCTTCGGTCCATACGACATGGTCATGTCCCCCTCAATAGATCAACGATCAGGTCAAACACCTCCGGACAATCCCGCACAACACCCACCGGGTCCATGGCAATTGACTGCAATGTCATCGTGACAAGCTCCGTCGGTTCCATTGTACCCTGACGAATCTTCCCGGCATAGTTTGAACCGGGCCAGACACCCCCGTCGGTCCGCCGCAAGTAATATTCATCCTTTCTGTAGGGCTTCCCCAGCCACTCCGGTTCGGCCCCCTTCGTCCATTCGGCAAACTGCTTATTGATTCTTTGTCGAACACTGGGGCGGAGCGCCTTCTCAAGATGGTGCCCCAACTCGTGGACGTAGGTCTCGAAATGATGGTCATGAGCGATCTTGACCGTGGCCGTGTTCGGGTCATAGGAGCCCCGCGATCTCGGCGGCACCTTGAACACATTGACCGGACCCAGAGCCAGATCGTTGACCACCTCCTTCGAGGTGATGGACCCAAGGAACCCCACGGCCTGGTCGAGTTTTTCTTCCATGCTCTGGTCCAGCCCGGTCAGTTCTCCACGCTTGATCGCAGCCCTCTCTTTCTCCGGCAATCGTAAGGCCTCCAGGGCCATCTCGCGACGGAGATCCGCGATCCGATTATCGAGAGCTGCCAGCATCTCCCGCCGACGTCCCGGCAAGACATCCAACGACTCAATCTCGGCAATGATCGGTTTGATCTCGTCCATCTGGCGACGCAGGACATCCAGCCGACGCTCGATCTCCCGTCGGACCTCTTTCGCAGGATGGAGGTCAGTCTGCCATCGCTGGCGTCGCTTCTGCTCCGCCAACGGAGGTGTCAATCGTCGTGCAGCAGCAGTCACCAGCTCGCGCTGGAGACGGACCAGCGACTGGAGATCCCCAGCCATCACCCCGTGAAGCGGCTTTGGAATCCAGGCCAGCGGAGCGCGGAACCCCATCGTGGAGACCTGCTGCCAGAGCAGCTTCCGCTGGGTAAGCATCGCATCCACGGCTTCGCGCCGCCGCTGCCATTCCTCGGCGCTCTCACTTTTCAGCCGCCATGGCGGTAAGAGACGCCCTTTTTCGTCGATGAAGTCGATCCACTCCGGTGGACGAGGTGTCGGTAACTTGGCCAGGCGATCGCGAACAAGCTCGTACCGCCCGGCTCCCACAGCGATTCTCTGCTCCTGCGGGGAGGCCTTCTCCCACCACTCGGCATAGCTGGCCGGGTCCGGGATCAGTCCCCCGCTCGCCGTGCGGAAGGCCTCCCCAGCCGCTGATCGCCCGCGGAGCTCCGGCGGCATTGTCAGCACGGGAATCGTCATGCAGCGGCAATTCGGTTCGTCCGGCAGATCCGGCAAAATCTCGCCCGTCTCGTCCCGGTAAACCCCATCCTCCCCGCGGTAGAAGACCCGGCCATTGCGGGCCGCGTGATGGGGTCGTGTCCACTCGTCCATCACGGCCACGATCTGGAGCCCTTCCAGATAAGGCCCCATCCTTTCGGCGGTGGCCCGGTTGGCCCGCTCGGCCACCCTCATAGCCTCAGTCCGCGCGATCCGCTCACTCTTGTAGAACAGACCATCGGCAAAGGGACGGATCCGCTGCTCCAGTTGGGTCGGGTTCTCCCCGGCGGCCAGCCCCTGGGTTAACTGGGTAAGGAATGCAGCCTGGGCCGGGACCGCCCACCGCCAAAACCGCTCCTCCCAGCTCAACCCACCGGGCGGTTTCTCCACCAGCCAGCGACTGACCGTCTCGGCATCCGGCGGCCGAAAGATAAGGCTCTTCACGTAGGTCTCCAGCTCCTCCAGTGGGATCCCCGCCAGCTGATACCGGGCCACGATCTGCCCGGCCGTCGGCTCCTCCGCCTCCGTCATCGTCCCGCGGTTGATGAGGGCCAACAGCCGCTGGGCCCCGATCGTCTTGACAAGCATCTCCCGCGACATCTCATAGCCGGTGCGGGCAAACTCCTCCAGGACCCCTTCAAGCGCGCTGCGGAGCTCGTCGAGCTCCCCGCGGATGATCCCGGCCAGGTGCGGCAAACCCGCCATACCCAGTTCGGCCGCCTTCCGGGCCAGACGACGGACCAGCTCGTTAGCCTTGGCCCGCAAGCTGCGCAGGCGTGCTCCCAGCAGAGAAAGGATCCGGGCCTGGCGGAGGTGGGCGGCCGCCGCCAAACGCGACGCGATGGCATTCTGGACCGTGACGTTGGCCATCATGATTCCTCGGCTTGAACGGTCAGCGACTTCTCCTGCTCGTAGTCATAGCCGTGGCGGGCCGCCACCGTCTGCGGCGAAACGACACCCATTGTGAGGAGGATCTGATCGGCTTGGGCCTCCTTCAGCCGGTCCCGGCTCTGCACAAGGGGGGCCTCGGCCTCGATGATGATCTGCTGGGAAACCCCCGCCGGGAGCCGCCCAGCCCGCTCGGCGATCTCCAGGGCCTTGCGGAGGATCGCTGTATCCCACCAGATGGTCTGCGACTGCAACCGCTCGAAGGCCTTCACGGCCGGTCCCTCGGCCACCAACGTCGAAGCGTAATTGGCGTTGCTGGCATCGCCGGAGAGCATGTACTCGGGCAGACACAAACGGGCGGCCACGGCCCGCAGCTCGGCCTGCACGGCCTGCACGTAGTTGGCCACGTTGATCCCTTCCGCCGGGAATTTGACCTCGACACCCGGCGGCACGTCGATGATCGCCCCCGGCGGAAACCGCTCGTAGGTCGGCGGGATCTGAGAACTCGGGGGGGCCGTGCCACTGGCCGCGGCCATCCGCGCCACGTACTGCTGGACGCTCCCTGCCGGGGCCGCCCCGTGCATGCGGAGGATGGCCACGGCCGCCTGGATCCCGGCCACCGTCGTCATGTTCCGCAGGAGTTTCCACACCCTGCGAAGATTGTCGCGAACCGGAAAGAGGACCGGCAGCCCCCGCGGCATCGTGCGGTCACAATTGGCCTTGCGGTGCTGAATCTCCTCCGCCGGGACCTCCTCCCAGCCGTCGGATCGCATCACGTCCCGCCGCACCCAGTATGATCGGACCGTCTCGGCATCGTCCGGATCGGTGACGACCCCAAAGGGCGCGTCGGATCCCGGCGGCGAGGCCACCTGCTCCGGCTCGACATAGCGGATGGCCAAATGACCGTCCACATCGAAAAGACGGATGAACACCTCCCCGTCACGATCCAGCCGCCACTGGTTCTCCAATTGCCGATGCTGCCACTGATCCCGCTCGATGAAATCGACGATCTCGGCCTGAATCCGCTGCAAGACATCATCCGCAAGGTTCTGCCCGGGCTTGGCCCGCACGGTGTAGGTGTGCCCCGTGCCCACGACGTAGCTCTGCCGCACCTCCAACGCGGCCGCGGCAAAGGCATGGTGACTCACCAGCCAGCGGCTCTCGTTGCGGATCTGCTCGTGCTCCCGCTCCGTACGGTAGGGCGGCCAGAGATAGGCGATCCCACCCAGGAACTCGGCCCAGGCCGGATCATCCCGCATCAAGTCCTGAAGTAAGCCTTCAAGCAAAGAACCGGATGTCACCTCGTTGGAACTACGTGTCATGGATCGATCCTCCTGACGTTTCGAGAATGAGACGAATGGCCATTTCCAAGGCATCTGGGCCATCGTCGTGCTTGCCCTGGGGAAATTCCATGAGTTGCTGCAAGAGCAGCCGCCCACCGGGGGTGTCGAGGATCCGCAGCTCGCGGCGGACGATGTACGGCCCCAACCGGCGGACCCTCAAGAGCTTGTTGACGCTGTTTTTGATCTGAAAGACCGGCCACCTGAGGCCGCTGCCGCCAGTGGCCCGCTCGAATTCGTGAACCAACAGCTCCTGGAACTGGTTGGCCTCAAAACCCACCAGGTCCGGACGGTGCCGGTCGCAAAAGGCAATCACGTCGCGGATCAGCTTCCAGGGCGGACGACGCTCTAGGCCGGCCTCCACCCAAACCAGATCATCGCACACCGCGACCAACACGATGGCCGAGTAGTCCCCGACGTTGGCTTCTTTACCCAAACTCGGATCGACGGCCACGGCCGAGGCCAGCCACCGCGATCGGTCCGGTAATCGCTCGACGAGGACCCAGTCGCCCCAGTACTCGCTCGGCCAATCGACCCCGCTCAGGTCGATGAATTCCCCCTCCAGTTCCTGCCGCGCGAGCAGGTCCGTCGTCTGGTCCTGTACACGGCGCACGAAATCGGAGGGCAAAAAGGGGTTCTCCGCCGTGCGGGCATGGACTGTGCGGACACCAGGTCGAGGGACGCCGAAGACCTCATAGGTCCAATGGCTCTTCCCCTTGGGGGTAAACGTGCAGGCCAGCCAGGCCCCGGGGGTCTGCCGCAGCGTCATCAGCACGACGTCGTAGACCTCGCGGGACACAAGGGAGGCCTCGTCGATCCAGGCCCCCGCGGCATTGATCCCCCGCAGGCGATCGGGTTGGTCTGCGGAGCGGAAAAGGATGGTCGCCCCGTTGCCGAGAATTACCGCCAGACGGCTGCGGATCGTGTCGCGAAGGAACCGCAGGCGTCGCGCCTGCTCGAGGAACACCGGCCAGCAGATATCGCGGAGCATCGTGTAGGTCGGCGCAATGACAAGGTACGTCTTACCAGGCTCCGCCCGTTTGCACAGCCGGTAGGCCCCGATCCACGTCTTCCCCGCCCCCCGGCCCCCGACAAACCCCACAATCGCGTCCGGGGCATCGAGGAACTCAGCCTGATGCGGAGTCAAGGCGATGGGTAACGATACGCTCTGTGACCGTGATCGCTTCGCCACTGTGGTTGACATCCTGTCGATCGCGTTGGTCGAGATATTGCTTGCCGAGCCAGATGAGCATCGGCACGTTCCCCTTGCGGGCCAGCTCGAGTTGCTTGCGACGGAGGGACTTTTTGAGCTTGGCCCGACCACGATCCAGGGCCTCCCGCCCCTGCCGCTGGATCGTCGCCTCGCCGCACCCGCAGATCAGGGCGATCTCCCGGTCCGTGCAACCGATCGCCGCCAAACGCTCAACAAGCTGAAGGTCGAGGGACTTCCGTGCCATCCTGATGCTCCCAACCCTTTTTTCATAGGGCATCACTGCCCGTTGCCGTTATTATAGCATCATCAGCCTGAATCAGTTGCTGCTCCCCTTATGTCCCATAGGGCTTGATCACCGTCTTGGCCTTGCGATGACTCGCCCAGTCGCAGGCAATCACCAGGGCCCGGTCTTGAAGTCGGTCCACAATCGCTGCCCCCAGCCGCTGGTCGGCCTCCTGCGAACTCGCCACATTGAGTGAGGTCCAAATGGGACGCCTGTGCGACCACCGCCAATCGACCAGCTCATACAGGACTGACGCCTGGTAGGGAGTCAAGGCCCCAACCGGCGGCAAGGGATCGCTCAACACGAGGATCGGCCAAAACTTCAGGCTGTCCAGTCGCTGCGATTCCTCGCCGTCAGCCATGGCATCCCGCATCATGCGGAACAATTCGGGCCCGGAAATTCGTCTGAGGCGATACCCCGAGCCGATCGCCAGCTTGGACAAGGCCACCAAGAGATGGTCTTTCCCTGTACCGGATGGCCCATACATGAGAATCCCTTCCCCCGCCCTCACATGCTGATCGAGATTCGCGGCGTAGACGCGAATCGCCTCCCTTGCCTTCTCGGCCTGTTTGCTCGGCGGGTGAAAATTCTCCAGTGTCGCCTCTGCATGGTGAGGCCCCAATTCGGCTAGAAACCGCTCCAACGGGCGCGGCTCCCGGGGAGGCTGCCACCCATGTGCGGGATCAGGCGGTGGCAATCGCCCCACGATCTCGCGAACGACATCCATCAGGGCGACAGGTTCTACGTCACCATCCGCGGCTTTGGATCGTGGCGTCGTCCGGGTGCCGTTGTCCCGGGCCGGCGGCCCAGTTGCTGCCTCGATGTCCATCATGACCTCCTTTCTGTGGCATAAAGCACCCCTGATACCCATGGGCAATCGAATGACAGACGGCCTTGACAATCTCCGCTCCGTGCTCCATCAGAAGCAGGGAAATCTGCTTCTCCGGGTCCCGGTAGCGCTTGCCAATCTTTCGCCGGTACTCCAGCCATTCCAGGATGGCAGCACGGATCTCCGGCGTATCGCAGCCCTCCGGAAAGATCACCCGCGACCAATCGATGGTCTCCCCCCCGCGTTTTTGCGGGGGGGATTTAAGGGGGGGAATTTTCTTGTATTCTTTCTCCTTTCTTCTGTCTTCTTTAGTCCGGACATTGTCCGGACATTGTCCGGAAATTGTCCGGACATTTTCGCAATTTACAACTTTTGGGGGATCACATCCTGACCGCTGTAGCCGTTTGCGAATGACCTCGCCGTAGCGTGCCTTTGCTGAGTCCGAGAACCACCTGTCCCAGTTCGGAATTTGCAGGCCCCACTCGTGGACCTCAAGCCAGCCTACAGAAACCAGAGCCGTAAAAAACGCCTCCGGGATATGGAGGGCTCTCACGAGCATGTCCACAGTTACGCCCGGTAGAACGCCGTCAGTGGTCTCCGCATCTGCCCAGATCCAGAATCGCGCCAGCCGCCCCAGGATCAGGTCGCTCTCGCACCGACACAACTCCGCCAAGATCACCACCTCGCGGCATTGCGGCAATGTCGTCCGTAACAAGATGAAATCCGCCGACATACCACGTCCTTATCGTTCCGGGTTCCCGTACTCCGGATTCACCGGCTAGGGCTCGCCGGAATTCTTCCTCATGCTTTCCGGAACTTGTCCGGACAATGTCCGGACATCCTCCAGACTGATCACACTCCACCATCTAGGGTGTATTCTCAATCATTCCGGCTCCCCGTTTCCCCCGCTCCGGGGCCGCCAGCTCCTCCCGCAGAATCCGCACCCCCGGCGGGGCCTCGAGCACCAGGCTGGCACTCCCCGCCGATGTCTTATAGACGGTCACGGTGATCACCGTGTGATCGACACAGATGAGCACCCGCTCCTTCGGCCTCCGTGACAAAACAAGCTTGCCCATGATCTCACTCCTTTGAATCTCCTCTCCATCGCCCCCGCTTTGCAGCCTCTTCCAAAAACGCCAACTGCTCACTCAAGAATCGCGCCACCTCCCGAACCGACTCAGCATCCACCGTGTAACTATCCCCGCACAATGCCATCAGACGATCCCGCCCCTCCTCAATCGTCCGCTCGGCAATCCAAAGACGACAGGTCAGGCACGTGCAATTCTGAAATATCCCCGGCTTGGTACAAACTGCGACAATCGACAACATGGCTTCGGCTCCCTATGCTCAGAATAACTGCGGCTCACACATCTCGGCCATCAACTTATCGACCCGTCGTTCGGCCCGGCGAGCGATGTCCAGGGCTGATTGTGACTGTGTACGAAAGTACTCTTGCTGCGCGTGCCGCATCTCGGCCACCGCATCCAATAAGCGCCGCAAGCGGCAGGCATAACAGCCGCAAGGACCGTCCGCTCGGCCTCCCGGACTACAGATCACAACCTGTCGTTCCATCATACCACCTCCGCCTCAATCTGG